AATAATGGTAGAGCATATGTTAACGAATAGACTATTTATATACTCAGGAGGACATCATGATGGCAGTAAGAGCATGGTTAGATAAACATATAAATCGATTTATATCACGTAAATTTTTAGCTTGGGGCACCGCAACTTGGCTGGTTGCTCAAAATTCTCTAACAAGCGAGGACTGGGTCGCAGTCACGCTAGCTTATATCGGTTCAGAGGCACTAGTAGACATCGCAGCTCGCTGGAAGCATGGGGCATGATAGATGCTTACAATACTCTTCTGGAAGAAAGCGTGGGTTTGGCTTAAGCACTATTGGTATTGGCCTGTTATAGTGATCTTGCTAATGTTTTCGTTAGCTAGTGGGGCTAGCTTAAAGAACAAATTGTTTGGTTTGTTGTTTAAGCAAAGAGAACAATACGAAAAAGAGATACAGATAATAATAAGCGCAAATGAGAAAAAAGAAGTAGAAAAAGAAAAGGTCTCTGAAGCTCACAAAGAAGAAATAGAAAAAATAGAAAAAGAGCATGATGTTAAAGTAGAAGACCTGGAAAAAGAAAAGCGCGCCGAGCTTGCTGCAACTATCGAGGCCAACAAAGAAAGCCCGGATAAGCTGGCAAGAGAGATAGCAAAAATTTTAAGCGCTGAATTCCATAAGAAAAAGAGGTAAGGTATGTTTAAGAAGTTTTTAGTTAGTTTTGTGGTGTTCACTTTTGTGCTGGCACCATTTCAGGCCACTGCCCAAGAACTAGAAGGACAAGTTACACCCCTGTCCCTCAACGAAAAAGCTCCGTATTCTGGAGTTTTATTAGACCCAATCGCAGCTTCGAAGATGATCATCAATCAAAAGTATCTTAGAGCGGAAATAGAGCTAGAATTACGAAAAGAATTCCAAAAAGAACTGTCTGACAAGCGTTTGTCCCATGATTTATTAAAAGTAGATTATGATTCGTTAAAAAAGATTTACGAAGAAACGCTTTCTTTAAAAAACGAGCAGATTGTAGATCTGAATAGTCTTTTAGAAAAAGAAATGGGCAATGATCATCAAGAGTGGTGGATTTTTGGAGGAGCGCTCATCGGCATTGTCTTGTCTATGGTTGTGTTCAGGATCAGTGTTGAAGTTGTTAAATGAAAGAAAAAGATCTCAATTACATAGCAGGCCTAGAAAAGGCAATTAAGAAAAAATATGGTTCCGAAGCGGTAGAGAACCCTGCAAAACACTGGGATGAAGAAAAAGAGAAAGATTACATACAGCAATTAGAAGATTTTGTCCAAAAACAGAAAAAATTTGAGCAGGAACATGATGTAACGAATGTTGACGGTGTTTTAGTTAGCCATAAACTACTTAATAAAGAGGGAATTTTAATTTGTTCACAGTGTAGCGCAAAATTAAAAACAATAAATGACAACATATATTTTACCAAATTTGATTGTTGCGAAAAATGTCACATAAAGTACATTGAAGGCCGTGAGAAAAGATGGTTAGACGGATGGAGACCAAAAAATGTCACAAAAAGTAGTTGATATATTAAGAGGAATTTCACAAGCCGCAGCCGGCATGTATGACGGCGCGCTTGACGAAGAAGGGGAGCCAATTAAAATTGGACTCAAGAGAGAAGAGGGTAACCCCAATTTTGACAAGAGGGTTATCGACGGCTGCAAGGTAAGGTGTAGCGGAAAAACGTTAATAGTGTCCTACCATTCAGAACTTTTATTAAAAGACGTTTATTCAAAAAATTTAGAAAGCGAATTAGAACAAACCATGTCGGATGTAGTCAGTTACTTGAAGAAGCAATATCGTAAAATAACTGGTAATACTCTATCATTAAAAGAAAAGGGCGAAGTCGACGCACGTGTCGAATCAACTAGCCGTGTCCGGGTTTTTGTCACAGCCAGAAAAGACTATGAAATTACGAGCATGAGCGACGTCATTGACGCCAAGGATCCTTCAGCAGATCAGTTAGAAAAAACGTTTAAGAGCTTCTTATCTCAGGGTGGTCTGGGAAAAAGAGCAAAAAACGATAAGCGTAAAGCTGAAAGCTAATAATGTCTTTCTCTTTGACGAAAGAACAAATCTTAAAAGAAATCATCAAGTCTGGCAAAGATCCTGTTTATTTTATAAACAATTACGCAAAGATTTCTCACCCGATGCACGGACTGATTCCGTTTAATACTTATGACTTCCAGCAAGATCTTATTGCTGATTTCAATGATCACCGTTTTACTGTAATTCTAAAAGCACGCCAGCTTGGTATCTCAACCATCACTGCCGCTTACGTCGCGTGGATGATGATGTTCCACCGGGACAAAAACGTGCTAGTTATTGCTACAAAGTTTGGCACAGCAGCAAATTTAGTTAAAAAAGTTAAAGCAATTCATCGCCATTTGCCGGCTTGGCTAAAGATTGCGAGTATTGCGATCGACAATAGAACTTCTTTTGAATTGACAAACGGCTCGCAGATAAAAGCTTCTTCAACAAGCTCAGACGCTGGTCGTTCTGAAGCACTTTCTTTGCTTGTTATCGACGAGGCTGCTCACGTCGATGGCTTAGAAGAGCTATGGACCGGCCTATACCCCACGCTGTCGACTGGAGGCCGCTGTATCGCGCTATCAACACCAAATGGTGTCGGAAATTGGTTTCACAATACGTACGTTGACTCCTCAATGGGAGAAAACGACTTTCATCCTGTGAGGCTTCCGTGGGACGTCCACCCAGACAGAGACCCGGAATGGTTTGAGAAAGAAACTAAAAATATGTCGAGAAGACAGATCGCGCAGGAGCTTGAATGTAATTTTAATATGTCTGGTGAAACTGTTTTCCACCCAGAGGACATGGCGATAATAGAACAAATGCTAGTTGATCCAAAATACAAGACAGGCTTTGACAGAAATTTGTGGATTTGGGAAGAGTTTACAGATGGGGCAAATTATATGATATCCGCAGACGTAGCTCGCGGCGATGGTCAAGATTATTCTACTTTTCATGTGTTTAAGTTGGAAACGTCCGAGATCGTCGCAGAGTATCAAGGAAAAGCGACACCGGATGTTTTTGCGGATATTCTTTTTCAGGCAGGAAAAGAATTTAACAACTGCATGCTCGTCGTAGAAAATAATTCAGTTGGTTGGGGAGTTTTATCAAAACTAGAAGAGAAGGGTTATCCAAATCTTTATTATTCCAGAAAATCGACACATGAACATGTTGAATCTTATCAATCTGGAATGACCGGAGTCGTTCCCGGGTTCACCACATCTTCCAAAACTCGTCCGCTAGCCATATCTAAATTAGAAGAGTTAATAAGAAATAAACTAATTAATATAAAGTCAAGAAGATTGTTTGAAGAAATGAAAACATTTGTTTGGGAATCCGGCCGGCCACAAGCTATGAAAAAATACAACGATGATCTTATTATGGCTTGTGCAATAGGGTGCTGGGTTAAAGAAACAGCATTCGCGGTTAATCAGAGAGCAGTTCAATACAAAAAAGCTTTTTTAGCATCAATGACTTCCACCAACAGCGAGCTTAACACTTCTATACCAGGTATGTTAGCATATAAACAAATTCAGAAAAAGAAAAACAAACAAAACTATAAAGAGTTTGTTTGGTTAATCAAGGGATAAAAAATGGCGCCTCCAAGTAATAAGAAAAATGTAAAAAATGCAGATAGTAATTTATTTAAACAGCTGACAAAACTGCTTTCTGGTCCTCTCGTTAAGTATAGAAGGCAAGATTCACGCCAATTAAAGAAAAGAAGATTAGACAAGTACAAATCACGCTTTAGGTCAGCCAGTGGCCAAGAATTTAAATTATCATCCCAACATGATGTTTATGGCAGCTTGCGCGCTGACTATTTTCAAAATCAAAATCGAATGGACCGTTATGCAGATTTCGATCAAATGGAATACACACCAGAAATTGCATCCGCCTTGGACATCTACGCAGACGAAATGACTTCTTTCTCCGTGTATCGACCCATTGTCGACATTGTATGCACAAATCAAGAAATAAAGTCTGTAATACAAACCTTATTATATAATATTCTGAACATCGAGTTTAATTTATACGGCTGGGCCCGATCGTTGTGTAAGTATGGAGATCTATTTTTGTATCTAGATATTGAGCAAGACGAAGGGATTAAAAACACTATAGGTTTGCCCACAAATGAAATAGAAAGGCTGGAGGGCGAAGATAAAAACAACCCAAACTACATCCAGTATCAATGGAACACTGGTGGTTTGACTTTAGAAAATTGGCAAATTGGCCATTTCAGAGTCTTAGGAAACGATAAGTTCGCACCGTATGGAACTTCTGTTTTGGAGCCGGCCCGCCGCATTTGGAGACAACTTACTTTGCTTGAGGACGCTGTGATGGCATATCGTATTGTCCGCTCTCCGGAGCGAAAGGTGTTTTATATCGATGTCGGCAATATTCCACCAGAGGATGTTGAACAATACATGCAAAGAGTTATGACGCAGATGAAGAGAAACCAAATCCTCGACGTCGATACTGGCCGTGTTGACTTAAGATATAACCCGTTTAGTGTTGAAGAAGATTATTATATCCCTGTACGCGGTGGCGACAGCGGTACAAAAATTGATAATGTTCCAGCAGGCAAGTATACTGGGGATATTGATGACGTAAAATATTTGAGAGATAAACTTTTTAGCGCCTTGAAGATACCAATGTCTTATCTTTCGACAGAAGATGGCCAGATTGATAAATCCACTTTGGCACAAAAAGATATCAGATTCGCAAGAACAATCCAAAGATTACAGCGTTCTATTGTTTCTGAGCTAGAAAAAATCACAGTGGTGCATTTATTTACATTAGGTTATCGCGGAAACGATCTACTTTCGTTTAAGTTGGCTTTAAATAACCCTTCAAGATTGGCAGAGATGCAAGAGCTAGAACACTGGAAAGCGCGCTTCGAAGCAGCTGACGGAGCTTCACAGGGATACTTTAGTAGAAGGTGGGTCGCTAAGAATATTCTCAACATTAACGAAGAAGAGTTCGAAAGAATGCAGGCCGAGATGTTCTATGACAGAAAGCATGACTTCTTCTTAGAGCAAGTTGGAGAAGCCGCGGCAGCAGAAGGCACCGGTCTTTCTGGGGCCCTCGGGGTCGGAGCCCCGGAGGAAGATATGGGGGCTGAAGATCCGTTAGGTTTAGAAGCTCCACCAGCCGAAGAGGCCTCGCCGGAAGAGGCAGGTCCTCTGTTGGCCACCCCAGCGGAAGCACCCGCCGCAGCGCCAGCAGACCTTGAAGGTGCACCGGCGA